CCACCGAGCTCTCCCCTCTTTCCCTCCACGACGCTCTTCCGATCTAGAGGAGACGCGCTTCCGACCCTGTTTCCACAGGGTTGTCCACAGGGTGTGGACAGGTTGTCCACAGGGCTGTGGATTTCTTTTGTATGAATATGAGGTCAGAATGAATAAGCCGCAGACCGGCAAAAACATGCAGGGCAACCGGAATGCCGGGAAGAAACTTGAGAACGAGTCGCCGGGTCCGTGGATGCGTTGGCGTGTGAAGTCTCGTCATGCTCGTGCGATCCGGTTCATTGAAACGTACTGCGCCAGCCCGAAGGGGTATGGGGCTGGGAAGCCGTTGAAGTTGGCGACCTACCAGAAGGAATGGTTGGAGGAGGTGTTGGCTGACGGTGTGACTGCTGCGGTGATGTCGGTTGGTCGTGGTAATGGCAAGTCCACGTTTCTGGCTGCGCTCGGTTTGTGGGGGTTGTTTGATCCGGATGAGTCTGGTGCTCCTCAGATTCCGGTGGTGGCGACGACGGTGCAGCAGGCGGTCACGTCGGTGTATGGGGTTGCGTTGGCGATGTTGCGTGAGAACTGGGAGTTGTCGTCACGGTGTTTTGTGTATTCGGCGATTGGCGGTCAGAAGATTGTGACTCCGTTGAATCATGGTGAGATGTTTCCGAAGTCGAATGATCCTGACGGGTTGCAGGGGTTGGATCCGTCGTTGGGGATTGTGGATGAGATCGGGTTCATGCCGGTGATGTCGTGGGATTCGATGTTGTTGGCTTCGGGTAAGCGTCCCCGGTCGTTGGTGGTTGGGATTGGCACTCCGGGGTTTGAGAAAGACAATGCGTTGTGGCATATGCGTGAGCGTGTGCGTCATGGGGTGTTGCCGTCGGGTTTCCGGTTCACGGAGTTCGCTGCTGATGATGGTTGCAAGGTGACTGATGAGGAGCAGTGGTTGAAGGCGAATCCGGCGTTGGGTGAGGGGTTCATGAATCGTGGTGCGTTGGAGACTGCGGTGGCGATGTCTCCTGAGTCGCATTTCCGGATTTTCCGTTTGGGTCAGTGGCATGAGGGGACGGAGTGTTGGTTGGGTGATGACGGGAAGAAAGTGTGGGACCAGTTGGAGGATCCGTATGAGATGGTTGAGGGTGAGCCGACGTGGGTTGGTGTTGACGTTGCGTTGAAGCATGACTCCACTGCGGTGGTGTGGGTGCAGCAACGTGATGATGGGAGGTGGCATGTCGGGTCGAAGATTTGGAATCCGACTGAGGACGGCAGGTTGGATGTGTCTGATGTGATGCAGACTGTTCGTGATTTGGGTGCCCGGTTTGATTTGCGTGAGGTGTCGTTCGACCCACGCTTTTTTGATTTGCCTGCCCAGATGTTGTTGGATGAGGGTTACCCGTTGGTGGAGATCCCTCAGTCGTTGCAGCGGATGACTCCTGCTGTGGGTGCGACGTTTGAGGCGATCAAGCGTGGCGAGTTGTCGCATGATGCTGATGCTGCGTTGACTGCCCATGTGTTGAATGCGATTCCGAAGATGAATGAGACGGGGTTCACGTTGTCGAAGGGTAAGAGTCGGGGGAAGATTGACGGGGCTGTTGCGTTGTGTATCGCCTATCATCGGGCGAATAGCAAACCTGAGAGTGTTGCGTCTGCCGAGTTGTGGGCGTCGTTCGGTTAGGAGTGATGATGTCTAGGGTTCGGGTGGCGACTTTGTTGCAGGCGTTCGGTGTAGTGTCGGTGGCCATAGGTGCCGGTATTGCGCATGTGGCTGCAGGGTTCATTGTGGCTGGTGTCGGGTTGGTGCTGTTCGGTGTCTCGTTGGAGCGTGACTGATGGCGTTGGGAAATCTGTTCGGTAGGTCTGAAGCCCGGTCTGCTGGGTTGTCGTGGAACGATTATCTGCGTCTGTTTGAACAGTTCGCTTTCAATGGTCAACGGTATGTGTCGCCGGTGGTGAACCCTGCCGAGTTGACTGCGTTGCAGGGTCAGAAGAATCCGATTGTTGCGGCTGCGATTCATGCCCGAATGTTGGTGTTCTCTGAGGTGCGGTTCCAGTGGCAACCGTTCCGTGATGGCCGTCCGGGTGCTTTGTTTGGGAACACCGAGTTGGCGGTGTTGGAACGTCCGTGGATGGGTGGCACGACTGGCGATCTGTTGGCTCGCATGTTGGTTGACGCTGATCTGTTTGGGAACTCGTATTGGGTGAGGCGTCGGGGTCGTGGTGTTGCTGACGAGTTGGTGAGGTTGGATCCTGCCCGTGTGATGGTGTTGACCGGTGACGTGAATGATGATGTGACCGGTTTGCCGTATGGTCGTGAGTTGGTTGGTTACGCAGTGTTGGATGATGGCCATCAGGAGTTGGCGATGTTCACTCCGGACGAGGTGTGTCATTTCAAACCGTTGCCAGATCCGATGCATCCGTTCCGTGGCCGTACATGGTTGACGACGGTGTTGGCTGATTCGGTTGCTGATGACGAGTTGTCGTCCTACAAGCATTCGTTCATGCGGAACTCTGCGACGCCGAACATGGTGGTGTCGTTCGATCCGTCGATTACGAAAGAGGCGTTTGAGACGTTCGTGCAACGGATGGATGCGTCACATCGTGGAGCAGACAAAGCGTTCAAAACTTTGTATCTGGGTGGCGGTGCTGATGTGAAGGTGGTCGGTGCGAACTTCGATCAGTTGAATCTGAAGAATGTGCAGGGTGCTGGTGAAACCCGGATCGCTGCCGCTGCCGGTGTGCCTGCGTCGTATCTTGGGATCTCTGAGGGGTTGGCTGGTTCGTCGTTGAACGCCGGGAACTATGTGGCGGCTCGTCGCCGGTTTGCTGACGGGACGATCCGTCCGTTGTGGCGGAATGCTGCTGCTGCATTGAGCAACGTGTTGGAGTTGCCTGATCCGACGGTGCGTCTCTGGTATGACGACCGTGACGTGTCTTTCTTGCAGGAAGATGTGTTGGACACTGCCGATATCAGGTCGAAGGATGCGATGACGATGCGCCAGTTGGTTGATGGCGGTTTCGATCCGGATTCGGTTGTGGAAGCAGTCACAGTTGGTGATCTGTCGTTGTTGCGTCATTCCGGCAATCTGTCTGTCCAGTTGCAACCGGCAGATCAGATTGGGAACGGTGAAGCCTGATGCCGTACTTCATTGAATCCGACAACCCTGACTGTTCTGGTTGGGCGACCGTGAAGGATGACGGTGATGTGATGGGTTGTCATCAGACGAAACAGGATGCGATTGATCAGATGGTTGCTCTGTCGATTGCTGAGGATGTGGAACCCGGTGGTGAACGCAGTGTGCGTGATTTGCCTGACAACTATCGTCCAGCGTTGTCTGATGATGTTCCCGAAGGTCGTGCATGTGGGAACTGTGTTCATTATGACGAATCAGATGTGCAGGGCGACAAGGCGTTTTGTCATCTCTGGGACGAGTATGTGCGTGGCGATCATTACTGCAATCGGTGGGAGTCGTCATACATGCGTGGCAAAGATGAAACGTCACGTCAGGTTGATACCGATCCTCCCGAATACATCATGAACGCTGCTGCTCGTGGTTTGGAGTTGCGTGGCGAAGGTTTCGGTGGTGACGGACTCACCGACCAGACGATCCGTGAAGCACGTCAGATGGCTGACGGTGTGATCTCCGAGGACAAGGTGATTCGTGCCAATGCGTGGGGTGCCCGACATGAAGTCGATTTGGATGCCCCATCGAATAGCGATCCGGATGATGATGGCTTTCCCGGTGCTGGTGCTGTGGCACACTATCTTTGGGGTATTGATCCGTTGAACCCTGAGCCTGCCCGTGAATGGTTCGCCAGAAAAGCCGAACAGATCCAGAATGAAAGAGACAGCGAGATGACGGCAACAATGGAGAAACGAGCGACCGACAATCTGGTTCGCCATTTGGAGTTCCGTGTTGAGAAGTCTGACGACGGTTTGACGTTGGACGGTTATGGTGCCGTGTTCGACCAGTGGACCAACATTGAAGATGCTGTCGGTGTGTACCGTGAACGGATCGCTCCCGGTGCGTTCAAGCGCACACTTGGGATGCGGATGCCGATCTTGCAGTTCGATCACGGTTCGCATCCGTTGATCGGATCGATCCCTCTGGGACGCATCACGAACATCTCTGAGGATGAACACGGTTTGCGTGTCAAAGCCCGACTGTCAGACAACTGGTTGGTGCAACCGGTTCGTGATGCGATTCGTGACGGTGGCATCACCGGCATGTCGTTCCGTTTCCGGATCGTTGACGAGTCGTGGGCACGTTCCCAACATGACGGCATGGAGGAACGAACGATCCGTGAGGTGGAGTTGTATGAGGTTGGACCGGTCGTGTTCCCAGCCTATGAACAGACCTCTGTCGGTGTTCGCAGTCGTGCGGTTCTGTCTGCTTTGCAGGATGCAGAAATCCGTGGGGAGATTGCGACTATTCTGGCAGCAGGCACCGACCTTGCGTCGCTCGCTGAAATCGAACAAGACGACCCGGAGATCATCCACTCGTCTGAAGATGGAACCCCGACCGACGGTCACGTTCCGACCAGAACCCAGAAACAACGCCACGCCCTCAGGGTGTTGGCCGGACTCTAAGGAACAGAAACATGTCCAAGATGGATGAACTCGCAGTGACCGTTGAGGAACTGCGCAATCGCATCGTTGACCTCTCAGAGCGTGAGAACATCTCCGCTGAGGAAGATGCCGAACTGGATGCCGCCCTCGCCGAGCATGAGGCTCGCAAGGCCGAGTATGACGCCCTCGTTGAGCGTCAGGCTCGTGTCGCTGCAGCCCGTAGTGCGGTCGTGGAGCGTGCTGCCGGTTACGACGCCCCCCAGATCATGAAGCGCACCGAGACCTCGCTTGACGTTTCGACCGCTTCTCGTCAGCAGGTTCGTGACGCTGCTCTTGCGATCATTGACCGTGACGGCAAGAATCTTCCGGCCCGGAACGGCGATCACGTTGAGAGCCTTGTCCGCACCCGAAACGGCAACTGCGACGGCACGCAGATCGCCAAGCGTCTCGTTCTCACCGAGAACGACGCCTACCGGTCGGCGTTCATGAAGGGTGTCACGCACACCGCCCCGGCGTTCACCGCTGAGGAGGCTCGTGCCCTTGACGAGTACCGTGCGATGAGCGAAGGCACCGACACCGCTGGTGGTTTCGGTATCCCCGTTCTGATCGACCCGTCGATCATCCTCACCTCGGGTGCTGCTGCCGCCCCGGTGCTGGACCTCGCCCGAGTCGTCACGATCACCACCGATGAGTGGAAGGGTGTCTCGTCCGCTGGCGTGTCGTTCTCCTACGACTCTGAGGGTGCCGAGGTGTCGGACGACAGCCCGACGCTCGCCCAGCCGACCGTGCCGGTCTACACCGCCCGTGGCTTCATCCCTTACTCGGTTGAGGTTGGCGATGACTACCCGGCGTTCGCCGCTGAGATGCGTCGCCTTCTGGATCAGGGTTACATCGATCTGGTTGCCTCGCAGACGATCACCGGCTCCGGCTCGTCCAGCCCCACCGGTATCTTCACCGCCCTTGACGCCAACACCAACGTGGAGGTCGTCGTGACCACCGATGGTGCGTTCGGTGCGGTTGACGTGCTGAAGGTGTGGAAGTCGCTCCCCGAGCGTTACCGTGCCAACTCCACTTGGATCATGAACACCGACGTGGAGAACGAGATCCGCACCTTCGCTGCTGGTGCTGACTCCGCCTACTACACGGTGGATCTCTCCGCTGGTGGCATCGGCACCCTGTTCGGTCGTCCGATCCGGACCACCGACTACGCCCCCGAGTTCACTGGCACCACCGGTGCTGCGAACATCCTCGTGGTTGGTGACTTCTCCAACTTCCTCGTTGCCCAGCGTGCCGGTATGAGTGTCGAACTCATTCCGCATCTGTTCGGCACGACCAATGGTCGTCCGACTGGTCAGCGTGGTTGGTACGCCACTGCCCGTCACGGTTTCGATTCGGTCAACGATCTCGGGTTCCGCCTCCTGCAGAACCAGTGATCCTGACCGGCGACGCCGGTACACATCAGAGAAGGGTCGGGTGCTTCGGCACCCGACCTTTTTCGTTCCCAAAAAAATCTGAGATTTTTTTCTGTTTGGGGTTGACATTGCTACGACTTTGTGATTAGATAATGGACATGAGCACGAACACCAACACCAACCCGACCGAGGAGGTCACCATGTCCCAGTCCATCACTTTCACCCACGCTTCCTACGCTGAGGCGCAGAAGGCTCTCAAGGCCAACAAGCGCACTGGCAGCACTGCCAGCGTCACTTGGGACGCAGGCGACGGTTGGAAGGGTGTGGGCTACTACTGCCCACGTCGCAACCGCATCATTCAGGTTGCCGAGAAGAATGGGTTCACGCTCATCTGATCAGTCAATCGATCCAACTCACAGTCAATGCCGGTGGGGAAATCCACCGGCATTTTCTGTTACCATTCGGACACCAATGTGTTCGCCCAACCCGGCATGTGGGCAGTCATGTCGGGTTGGGCACCTGCCCACCAACTGCCACTAGGAGACAATCAACATGGCACACGTCGTTGCAGCAGCGAACTGCACCACCGCCGACCAGAACGGCATCAGGGTGCGACTCTCAGAAGGCGTCGTCTGGGATGCGAACGATCCGTTCGTCATCTTCCGACCCGACCTGTTCCGCCCACTAGATTCCGGTGACCGTCAGACACGTTCCGTGGAACAGGCGACCTCTGCCCCCGGTGAGAAACGGAAGGCCGGTCGTCCACGCAAGATCACTGACGACACCACTAGCACCGAGTCGTGAAGGGGAAACCCGGCGAGTTCCCGAACCGCCAACCAGACAAAGTTTGCGTCGCCTACGTCCACGGGCTGGAAGTCGCCCACTCATGGCACCAGTCATTGATGGCATTGATCGCCTACGACGTAGCACACAATCAGCGTGTGATCGGTGGAGGATGGCTCGCAACCAAATACGGGACCGGTGGCATCGTGCAAGCACGCAACGACAGCGCACGACAGTTCACCTACGACATGCCACACGTCGATTGGATGTTATGGATCGACACCGACATGGGGTTTGAAGCCAACTCGGTAGACCGGTTGATGGAAGTCGCCGACCCTGACGAACGACCGATTGTCGGTGGACTCTGCTTCATGAACCGTGAAGTAGGTGTCGATGGTGTCGGTGGCTATCTGGTCGAACCTGCACCGACGATCTTTGACTGGTATGACAACGGTGAACAACACGGGTTCACGGTGCGCAGAGAATATGAACGTGACCAGTTGGTGCAATGCGCTGCGACCGGCTCTGCGTTCCTGTTGATCCACAAATCGGTGTTCACCCGAATCGCAGACGAGTACGGTGCGTCATGGTATTCCCCGATCTTCAACCACACGACAAACACATGGATCTCTGAGGATCTGTCGTTGTGTACCCGTGCTAACGCTTTGGAGATTCCGGTGCATGTCCACACCGGAATCAAGACAACCCATCTGAAACATCTGTGGTTGGATGAGCGTATCTATGACCGGTTGGAGTCGATCCCCGGTGCGTGACATCGCAGTGATCGTCCCGGTGATGCGACGACCAGAACACGTTGACCGGTTCGTTGACTCATTGCACTCCACCACAGACCGTGCCGACATCTACTTCATCGTGGATCATGACGATGAGGCAGAGATGGAAGCAGTGATGGCCAACCCTGACTGTGAGATGGTTGTGAACTATTCCCAGTCACAGACGTTCGCCACGAAATGCAATCTTGGGTATCGGGAAACAGACGAACCGTGGTGTCTGTTCATTGGTGACGATGTGCGGTTTCATCCGGGTTGGGCTGAGGAAGCGTTGGAGGTTGGCAGGTCAGGTGCATTTGTGTCCACGAACGATTTGGGGAACAGGTCGGTGATGCAAGGCAGTCATGCCACTCATCCCATGATTGCTCGCTGGTGGCTAGATTCGCATGGTGCATCATGGGATGGGGCAGGCACTGTCTGTCATGAAGGGTACGGTCACTGGTATGTGGACAACGAATGGACTGCTGTTGCCCATAATGCTGGCCAGTTTCGGTTTGCTGCGAAAGCCGTCATTGAGCATCTGCATCCGATCTTCAACAAGGGTGTTGATGATGAGGTGTATCGGGTAGGTCAGGCAACAACTGGGATTGACCGCCGGTTGTGGTTCACGAGATCGGAAAGGTTCTCTAATGCATGAGCAAGCATTGAAGTGGGTTGCTGATTCTATTGATGGGATGGAGTTCGATTCAGTCGTGGAGTTGGGTGCCCGTGATGTGAACGGGTCAGTCAGATGGTTGTTTGACTGTGACCGGTACATCGCTGTTGATGTGGGTGATGGTCCCGGTGTTGATGTGGTTTGTGACGCTGCCGACTATCTGCCAGATGAACCGGTGGATTGTGTGGTGTCCACAGAAATGTTGGAGCACACTCCCCGTGCCCATGACATCGTGTTCCAAGTGTTTGACATGTTGAAACCCGGTGGCATGTTCATCATGACTGCTGCCGGTCCCGGTCGCCCTAGCCATTCCGCTATCGATGGGAAAGGTCTGCAACCCGGTGAGCATTACGCCAACATCCATCCGGACGATCTCACCGACTGGCTCTCTGGCGCAGGGTTCGTGCGCTATCGTGTGGACGTACAACGCCGACCGGCAGACATCCGGTGCGTGGCGTACAAACCTGAGGTGGATTGATGGCGCATCTAACTGATCGGCTTGTGACCGAAGATGATCTGAAAGAGATTTTGGGCATCAGCGATGCTGTTGATGACAACCGGTTGACGATGGCTGCGGACGCAGCGACCCAGATGGTTCAAGCGTATTGCAACCGTCATTTCGTGCAACAGGATTCGGTGAGCGCACGAACCTATGTGGCGTCCACCCCGTGGCTGTTGGAAGTTGACGACATTTCAACTGCCACCGGTTTGATCGTGAAAACCGATGAGGATGAGGACGGGGTGTTTGAAACGACGTGGGCTTCAACCGACTACCAGTTGGAACCGTTGAACGGAAAGTTGGGTGGACAGAACTGGCCGTACACCCGGATTCGTGCGATCAAATCTCGTGAGTTCCCGTTCGATTACGGTCAGGCGTTGGTGCAGGTGACAGCCCGTTGGGGTTGGGCAAACCCCGATGCGAGCAATGACTATGTTCCGCATCCGGTGGAGCAGGCTGCACAGATTCAAGGTGTGTCGATCTTCAAGTCGGCTGAAGCACCGTTGGGTATCGCCGGGTTCGGTGACATCGGTATCATGCGGTTGCGTCAGGCGATGCATCCGGTAGCGATGGCGTTGCTTGCCCCATATCGGAAAGAGCAGGTGCAGGTAGCCTGATGGCTGGCACCCTCATCCAGATCGCTGACGGGTTGGAAACACGGTTGGCGACGATCACCGGTCTCCGAGTGTTCGACCATATCCCTGACGTGTTCGCTGTGCCGTGCGCTTTCGTTGCCCCACAAACCGTTTCGTATTGGAACAGTTTCGGTGGTGGTGACGTTCAGATGACGTACATCGTGACGGTGGTTGTGGGTCGTGCCTCTGAGCGTTCGTCACAGAAGTCGTTGTACGGCTACATGGCGTATTCGGGTGGCACGTCGGTGAGGGAGGCGATTGAGGCCGACCGGTCGTTGGGTGGGGTGGCGCAAACCTGCATCGTTCAGAACGCAGACAACATCCGTATGGTATCGTCAGGTGACGCCGACTATTTGGCGGTAGATTTTCAAGTGTTAGTGCACGCCTAAGAGGTGGCAGATGGCGAAGTTCAAGGTTGTCGGATCGCACAAGGTTGCCGGATTCATGCCCGGTGAAACCGTTGATGGTGACGATTTGCAAGGTGCGAATGTGGCACACTTGGTGTCATCGGGACATCTTGCCCCGGTGAAGGCCGTGAAGTCGGCCCCGACAAAGGCTGTTGAGGCCGACCCAATCCCAGACACTTCTGATGAGGAGAAGTAACAATCATGGCAAAGTTCGTTCTGACGAATCCTGAGATTCAAATCAACTCAGTGAGTCTCGCCGATCACGTCGCCTCAGTGACCGTCAGCGAGTCTTACGCCGAGGTCGCCACCACGGCTTTCGGTGACACGGCTGTCACTCGGGTCGCCGGTCTCGGTGATCACTCGGTGTCGCTGGACTTCCACGAGGACTTCAGTGCCACTGAGGTTCACGCCACCATCTACCCGTTGCTGTCCGGAACGACAACGCTGGTTGTCAAGCCCGTGAACGAAACCACGTCGTCCACGAACCCGTCGTACACGATGACGGTGCTCGTCACCGAGTGGCCACTGTTGAACGGTGCTGTTGGCGATCTGGCGACCGCTTCGGTGACGTGGCCGGTTTCCGGTTCGATCACTGTCGCCACCTCCTGACCCCAACCGAAAGGTAACTGCCCATGAACATCCGGTGGGAAATCACGATTGTTCGTGACGACCAGACACAGGACACCTATCCGATCAAACCGAAACAGATCGTCGCTTTTGAGCGTCACTTCAAGGTCGGGTTATCGGCTGCGTTCACCAAAGAGCAGAAACAAGAGCATGTCTACTGGTTGGCATGGGAAGCAGAACGCATCCATAAGGGTGGTGTGAAACCGTTCGACAGTTGGTTGGACAACATCGATGAGGTGTCGTTGGCCACGGTGAACGCCCCTTTAGACGAGACAGCCTGACATATCTTGTTGCCCAGTTGTCGGTTGAGACAGGGATCTCACCGAACGAGTTGATCGAAGCCCCTGACGGAATGTTGGAGGCTATGGTGGACGTGTTGCAACAACGTGCCAAACAGATAGAGAAGGCACAGAAACGGGCGAAACGATAACGCATGGCAGATGAAGTTGTTGTTGTCGGTGTGCGTGAGGTGTTCCGTGAAGTCCGGAAGTTTGAGAAGGGGTTGGTGTCTCAGACGCAACGGAAGATCCGGAAGGCTGGCGATCCGTTGATCAAACGTGCCGGTCAGATCGTCCGGTCAAATCTGCGGTATCCGACTGCTCCTGCTTCCCGATGGAAAAGTGGTGGCCGGTTGGGTTGGGACACGAACAGTGTGATTCGTGGTTTCAAGGTGTCTACTGGTGGACGGTACATACCGCAGCAACACACTTGGCCGTTGATCTCGTTCAGGCAGACGAACCCGGCTGGTGCCATGTTTGATTGGGCTGGCCGATCCGGAAAATACATTGATCATCGTGGCCGGTCTGGTCGTGGTGTTGCGTTCGTGAACAACATGCAGGCGAACATCCGGTTCGGGTCGTTGAAAGGGTCGAAGTATTCTCGGACGGTGTTCCCTGCGGTGGCGGCTGAGAGGTCTAATGTTGTGCGTGAAGTGGAACTGATCGTCAAGGATTTCAGTGACGATGTGACTCGGAGATTGGAGCGGATCTGATGGCGCAAGGTGGCGTGAGGATTCAGATTCTTGGCGAGTTCAACCCGAAGGGTTTCATTGAGGCTGAGAAGGCTGCTGAGGGTTTGTCTGGCCAGATGAAAGGTTTGGCCAAGACGGTTGGTGCTGCGTTCGCTACCCGTGAGGTGGTGAACTTTGCGAAGTCGGCTGTCGGTGCAGCGTCGGATTTGGGTGAGTCGATCAACGCTGTGAACGTGACGTTCGGTGAAGCGTCGGACGGCATTTTGAAGTTGGGTGAGAATGCGGCTGAGGCGGTCGGTTTGTCTGCCCGTGAGTTCAACGGGTTCGCTGTCCAGTTCGCCGGGTTCACGCAACAGATCGCCGGTGCCGAGGGTGACATTGTTTCGGTGACCGAGAATCTGACGACCCGTATCGCTGACTTCGCATCGGTGATGAACTTGGATGTTCCTGAGGCGGCTCAGGTATTCCAAAGTTCGTTGGCTGGCCAGACAGAACCAATCCGGAAATACGGTATCGATCTATCTGCTGCTGCAGTCGGGTTGCACGCTGTTGAGATCGGGTTGGTGGATTCTGCTAACGAGATGACTGAAGCCGACAAGGTGATGGCTCGCTACTCGTTGCTGATGGAGGAAACCGACAAGGTTGCCGGTGACTTCACGAACACGTCGGACAGTCTTGCGAACCAGCAACGTATTTTGGCTGCACGGTTAGATGATGCTCAGGCAACGATTGGTGCAGCGTTGGTGCCTGCTTTGGAAAGCCTGTTGAATGTGGCGTTGCCATTGATCGAAGCGTTCACGGAACTTCCTGAGGGTGTTCAACAGACGTTGATCGTCGGTCTCGGTTTGGTGGCTGCTGCAAAGTCGATGTCTACGACGTTGCAGGGGTTCGGTGTTTCTGCGAAGAATGCCAACAAGTGGGTTGGTGGTTTGACTGCTGGTATTGGTTTGGCGTTGATCGCTTTCAACCAGTATCTGACTGCGAAAAATGAGATATCTGCTGCTGCAGAACGTGTGAAGCAGGCGTTGGATAACGAAACGCTTGCAGTGACTGAGAACACTGAAGGTTTGATCCAGCAACAGTTCCTGACCGGTGAACTCGGCAAAGCGATGGAAATGCTTGGGCTGGATGTTGATCTGGCGACCGAAGCCATCATGGGGAACGAGGAGGCGGCATACGAGTTCATTGATGCGTTCAAGCAGGCCCGTGAGGACAGTGTTGGTTTGGGTGACGGTCTGCGCAGCCTGTTCGATAGTGGCATGTTGGCGATTGATGCTGCACGGATTGTGGAGCGTGAGTTTGAGGGAATGACGAAAGGGATGCAGGATGCGAAGGCTGAATCTGAGCGTCTTGCTGCTGCTGAGGAGGAACTAGCAATCCAGTCAACGTATGTGGCTGATGCAACCGACGAACTGACGATCATCAACGGGTTGGCAACTGAGGCAGCGAAAGAGTTCGCCCGGAAAACGAACGTGTTGAAAGAATCGTTGGGTGATGTGTATTCGGCAACCGACCAGTTGATTCCGGAGATTGAGACGTTGTTGGGTTTGTTCCGGCAACAGGACGCTGTTGATGATGCTGCTGATGCGATTGAGAACTATCACGAGAAGTTGGTTGATGCAACGGTTGGTAGTCGTGAGTTGGAGCAGGCGCAACGTGACGCTGCAGAGGCGATCTTTGTGGCCATCGAAGCGTTGGGTCGTATACCTGAGGTTGTGCAAACCCAGTTCAAGGTGTTGGTGGAGCAGGGTGATTTGGATGCGGCGTTGCGGAAGTTGGAACGGTTGGAGTCTGCCCGTTCGCAGATCGCTGCGATTGTTGCTGGTACTGATCCCGGTTCGACATACATTGCTAACGCTCGTGACGAGATGGCTGCGATTGCTGTTGGCGGTCAGATCGGTCGTGTCGGATCAGTGCAGATCGGCCCTCCGGTGAACATTCCGACTGGTGCGATGGCGACTGGTGGCATCGTGACCCGACCCACGTTGGCATTGCTTGCTGAGAAGGGAACACCAGAAGCAGTGGTCCCGTTGAACAAGTCGGGTGGGATCGGTTCGACGTACAACATCACGGTGCAGGCCGGTGTCGGCGATCCGGGCACGATTGGTCAGTCGGTGGTTGATGCGATCACGGCGTATGAGCGTCGGAACGGGGCAGGCTGGAGGGCGGCGTGAGCCACATCCTTCCCGTAGACACCACCGTTCTGTTCTACGCCGATTCGGGTACAGCAGACCCGTTCATTTTGGATTCTGCGACGAACGGCATTCTGGACGAGGACGTGTTAGAAGGCACATCACCGGTTGACATCACCTCTGACGTGTTTTCAGTCACGGTGCGTCGTGGACGTTCACGTTGGTTGGATGACGTGCAGGCCGGTGTGTGTTCGGTGTCGGTGGAGAACCGTGATCGTGACTACGACCCGACTGGTGGTGGCACCTACTCCACCGACATTGTTCCGGGCAAACGGTTGGTGATCAAAACTGGTGGAACCACGATCTTCACTGGTGACATTGATGACTGGAATCTTGACTACACGATTGATGGTGATGCGACTGCGACAGCAGTGGCTTCTGACTATTTGTCATTGTTGGGTCGCACGAAACTGAACGAGTTCACTGCCACCTCGCAGTTGTCTGGTGAACGGTTGGAAGCGATTTTGGATCGTGGTGAGGTTGATTTCCCTGTCGCTGATCGTGACATTGATGACGGGGTGACGACGTTGCAGGCTGACACTGTGTCTGCTGGTACTGATGTGGCGACCTACGCAAAACTGGTGGAGCGCACTGAGGGCGGTCGTCTGTTCGTCTCCGCAGATGGGAAACTCACGTTCAAAAACAGGCATACAGCGATCCCCTCAACAGCGTCAGCGACGTTCGACGACACCGGTAGCAATATCCCATACTCGAACATCGGTGTGCAGGTCGGGTCAGAGTTGTTGTTCAACCGTGCGACAGTGACTCGTGCAGGTGGCAACGTGCAGGACGCAGACAATGCCACTTCACAGGACGCTTACGGTATCCGGACATTGAACTACGACAACCTGTTGTTCACCTCTGATACAGATTCTCAGGACTTCGCCGATTTTCTTGTGTCACGTTATGGGACTCCTCGTGCAAGGTTTGAAACATTGGAAGTGAACGTGGCTGCGTTGACTTCCGGTCAGGCTTCCACAGTGATCGGGTTGGAGTTGGGTGATGTTGTCAGGGTGATTTACAGCCCACCGGGAGGGGGATCAGCCATCGACCAGTCAGGTGTGATTGACAAGATTGAGCACACAGTTGGGGTCGATTCGCACAGGATCAGGTTCGGGTTGTCATCTGCGCTTGACCAACCGATCATTCTGGATGATGTTGTGTTTGGCGTGCTAGATTCGGATTACATTCTCGCCTACTAAGGGAGCGTCATGGCGAAACAGACATTCACTGCCGGTCAGGTGTTGACCGCTGCCGAGATGAACTCGTTGCAGGAGAACGACTACAACTGGACTGTCACCACCAAGACCGCCAGTTACACGCTCGCAGCCGGTGACGAAGGCACCCGGATCGTGATGAACAATGCCGGAGCCACCACGATCACCGTCGACGACGCAGTGTTCGCTGCTGGTGATGTGGTGTGGATTCATAACATTGGTGCTGGTACCTGCACGATCACCGCTGGCACCGCCACGGTGTCAACGGTGGGAGAGTTGGCGTTGGAGCAGTACGCCGGTGGCCATCTGTATTTCACGTCTGCGTCGGCAGCGATCTTCTTCCCGACCGGGCCGGGGGGCGGCGGCAGGGTTTTGCGGGGTGGGTC